GAGTATGGGAAATTGACAATGACAAGATGCGTGTCCTTCTTGAAATGGGACAGCAAGGCGGAATTACTGGCGATGTATTTGTAAAGGTTGCATACGAAGAAGCATGGGTAGACTCTGCTAACCTATTGCATCCAGGTCGTGTTCGTATTCTTCCTATGAACTCATCTTTCTGTTTCCCTGAATTTCATCCACACGATCGCACACGTCTACTACGTTTTAAGCAGAAGTATCGTTTTTGGGGAACATCTCTAGAAGGTACACGTCAAGTGTTTACCTATACTGAAATTTTGACTGACGACATGATTGAAGAATATGTCAACGATGAACTCATTGACTCACGACCAAATCCACTTGGTATCGTGCCTGTAGTTCACATTCCTAATGTTCCTGTTTCAGGATCGCCGTGGGGTCTCTCAGACGCACACGACATCATCACAATCAACCGTGCATATAACGAAATTAGCACTGATGTCGCTGACATCATTAACTACCACGCATCACCTGTAACGGTGATCGTGGGTGCTAAAGCCTCTAACCTAGAAAAAGGCGCTAAGAAGGTTTGGGGCGGTCTTCCAAAAGATGCTCAAGTCTTCAACCTAGAAGGCGGTGCACAAGGTATCGACGGAGCCTTGAAATACCTAGAACTACTTAAGCGCTCAATGCATGAAATTATGAACATCCCAGAAACCGCACTGGGTCAAGTTCAGCCAATTTCAAATACATCTGGTGTTGCTCTTTCTATTCAGTATCAGCCATTGATGAATCGTTATTCACAAAAAGTTGCTCAATACGGTAAGGGCTTAGAGAAGATTAACGAGTTGGTTATTAAGACTCTTGCAATCAAAGAGCCTGAGACATTTATCTACAATCCAGAAGAAGATGGCCCAATTAAAGAGGGTCAACTAACTCAATTAGATCCTAATGATCCAATTACATATATCAATTACGCACAATTCCCACAGCCACTTCCACTTGATAAATTGATTGTTCTTAACGAAATTCAAACTAAGTTGGGTATGGGACTTGAGTCTAAAGAAGGCGCACTGCGTCAACTTGGCGAAGAATTTCCAGAAGAGAAATTGCTTGAGATTCGTCAAGAACTTATGGCTGATGCAGAGGCTGATGGCGCTCTACAACTCATTAAGATTCAAATCCAAAAGCAAATCATGGATATGACTGGCATGATGCCTGGTCCTGATGGCAACTCCGCAATCCCAATGCAGCCAATGCAACTAGGAGATGGCGATGTTATGGGCGATGGAATAATGGGCCCTGAAGATCCAGCCAACCCAGAAAACTTAGCAAGCCAAGAGACTAAGGGCATGGAAGTAGAAGCCGAAGCCCAGATCCGAAACAAACTTGTCACTGATGCCTATGGAACAAAAATTCCACAAAGGAGAACAGTAGACAAGGATTAAAAAGATTTCTGATGTAAAATCAGGATTTAACGAGACAATTACAGACAAATGTACTGGAATTATCTCTTAATAAACCAAGTGGCACGCCGCAAGGCATTCGGACAACGACCCAAGAAATATAGGTGATTACTATGGAAAACACCGTAGAAAACGCTGATCTATTGTCACCAGAAATTCTGGCAGCAATTCCAGCAGAAGAAAGTCCAAGTGAGGTGAACTCTGTGTATAGCGCAGACGACATTGCAAAGGCTCGTGAACAAGAGAAGGCAAAGTTGTACCCACAGATGGAAAAGATGAGAGAAGAACTTTCATCTTTGAAGAAGGCCCGTGAAGAACAAGCAGCGAAAGAAGCAGAGCGTGATGCACGTGCTGCAGATGAAGTTGCTCGTCGTGAAGCACTGAAGAAAGAACAGGAAGAATCTGAACTTTCTGCAAAAGAACTCCTCGCTAAGAAGGAGCAAGAATTTCAGGCTCTATTAGATAATGAACGTCTTGAGAGAGAACGTGCTTTCGCTCTTCTAGAACAGGAACGTAAGTTCCAAGAACTAATGAATTACCGTCAGAGTCGTATGGAACAGGAACGTGAAAACATCATTCCTGAACTGATTGATTTAATCGACGGAAATACAGCAGATGAGGTTGAGCAGAGCATCGCTGGTTTGAAAGATAAGTCTGCTCGCATTTTAAATTCTGCACAAGCAGCAATGCAAAATGCTAGACAACAAATGGCAGGAACTCGTATTACGAATCCTGCCGCAGGACCCCTCGATAATGATTCGGACCAAAAATCGTACACACCTGATTCGATCAGGGATATGTCATTGGCGGACTATGCGAAACAAAGAGCCAAACTACTTGGCACTGCAGCCAGCAACCGTGGTCAGGGACTGTTCGGTTAATCCCCCACTCAACAACTAAGAAAGGACTTGACCTAAATGGCAAGTGCAATTACAGGTACTGGGCAACTCGCAGGAGCCCCAACCGCTTACTCAGGCTCGAACTCAAGCCTGAACCAAGCGATTCAAACAATCTGGTCCAAGGAAATCTTGTTCCAGGCAATGCCAATCCTTCGTTTCGAACAGTTCGCAGTTAAGAAGACTGAACTAGGAGTTGCTCCTGGTCTTCGTGTGAACTTCCTCCGTTACAAGAACTTTGGAATTGATCCAACACCTCTTACTGAAGGTGTTCGTATGACAACAAACGCTCTCACAGCAGAGCAAATTGCAATTACAGTTGCAGAACACGGCTACGCAGTAGCAGTTTCTGAACTACTACTTAACGCATCATTTGATGACGTTATGGCATCTGCTTCACGTCTTCTTGGTCGCCACATGGCACAATACCTCGACGTACAAGCACGCAACACACTTTCAGCAGCAACATCAGCAGTGTTCGGTTACGACCGCACAGGTGTTCAAGGTATCAATGACTGGTACAACGAAGGTACACCAGCAACACAAATTTCAGATCTAGATGGTAACTACAAGTTGTCAACTGGCGCTGTTAAGGATGCTGCTCTTACCCTTGCTGGAAAGAACATCCCTCGCTTAGGTGAGACATACGTACAATTCGTACACCCAAAGCAGTCACGTGACATTCGTTCGAACCCAGAGTTCATCGAAGTTACAAAGTACGCTGCTCCAGGTAACTTCATGCTCGGTGAAATCGGTCGTCTATACGACGTAGTATTCATCGAAACAACACAGGTTAAGAAGTTGTCAGTTAACGCTGCATACACAACTTCAACATCTGTTGGTGTTCCAGCATCACAGATCGAAGTTCCTGTTAAGGCTAACACAGCCCCAGGTTCAGGTGGAAACCCAGAGTCTGCAGATTTCACTGCAGAAAAGGGTTACCTAACATCAGCAACAGGTAATGGTGCTGAAGTTTACGAATCAATCATGATTGGTGACAACGCATTTGGTCACGCAATCTCACTCCCAGTTGAACTTCGTGATGGTGGTGTTCTTGACTTTGGTCGTGAGCACGCTCTTGCTTGGTACGCAATTTGGGGCCTCGGTGTAATTACCGATCAGGCTATCGTCAAGGTTTACACAAACTAAGACTCCGATGTTTGCTGGAGGCCCTACTCCTTCCTGGGCCTCCAGCAACGTCACTTAAAAAACTACTTTAGGAGAATAAACACCGTGGCAAATACACAAACAAGTCCGCTAGACGCAACAGGCCGTGCAGCGGAAGCAGCAACAAAAAAGAATCAAGAAGCATTAAAGAAGCGTAAAGATGAAATTTCTATCGCTGCTCAGATTGAGGCAGAGAGTCTGGAAAAGGATGTATTTGATCCTAAGAATCCAGACGCACCACTCGTTCTAGATGAAATCGAAAATGTTGGAGTTGGCACAGCCAACGACATGGTTGTCATTCGTACAATCACAGATATCGAAGACATGACTTACGGAGTTGGAAATACTTACACCTTTAAAGCAGGAGTTAAGTATCGTGTTCCATCAGGTCTTGCAGCGTATCTAGAACAACTTGGATACATTTGGCGTCCTAACTAAAGAGTTAGCACGTCTACAGAAGTCCGACCCTCAACTGGTTCCCGCCCTCCTCCCAGTTGGGGGTTGGACCTTTTTTATTGTCTGTAATGCGAGATTATTGCACTACTAGTTTTCGGAGGTTATGTGGCTACAATCAACAGCCTTGCAGATCGTTTGCGGTCTGAGATTGGCGACATTGGTAAATCATTCGTTTACCAATTTACAGCCGACGGAATTACTGACCGTTATTTGGTTCCTTACTCTCCTCTTAACGGTACTGATCTTATTATTTATTTAAACGGTCTTGATGTATCTACTACCGTCGCTGTAGAAGAGCAGACTGGTTACATCATCTTTGACGACCTACCAGATGCAGGTGACACCGTAGTTGTTGCAGGTAACTACTATCGTTATTTTACTGATGCAGAAATCTGTGAGTATGTAAGCACAGCGTTTACTGAGCACTCTGCTTATCACACCGATGCCTATGGTCGCACAGTAAGCCTTATGAACCTGCCTACATTAGAAGAGTATCCAGTAGTTGTTTATGCCTCTACCTTGGCACTATATGCTCTTGCTACAGATGCGTCTTTTGATATTGACATTACTGCTCCAGATGGCGTAATGATCCCTCGTTCTGAGCGTTATCGCCAGTTAATGCAGATGATTGATGTTCGTAGAAATCAGTACAAGGAACTCTGCTCACAACTTGGTATTGGTCTCTACAAGATCGACGTCTTTACTTTCCGCCGAATTTCAAAGACAACAAACCACTATGTACCAGTATTTCAACCAAAAGAGATTGATGATCGTTCAACTGCAGTACGTGTACACCTTCCAATTCCTACTTATGGAAATGTTGAACTTCCTGTACCAACTGTTGTACAAGACCTCTATGTCTATGAAGGTGACGCATACGAGTTCTCAATCGTTCTTGACTTTGAAGTAGATGACTACACCCCACTTGCACAGATTCGTACAGTTCCAGGAACTGCAATTGTGACAACACAATTTACTATTACAAAACCTGATGTCGGTAGCGCAGACGGAGTTGGGCTTCGTACTTTAAACTTGGCGCTTACTGGAGAACAAACACGTTTGCTTCCTAAAACATCGTACTACGATGTTCAGTTAACAAATTTAGACGGAGTTACACGCACCTACGTTTCTGGAAAGATATTTACGACAACGGAGACAAGCCTATGAGCAATCAATATGTACGTCCAGGAACTACTACTACCGTTGTCAATGACGTAATCAGCATTACCACTCCACAAGGAACTGTTCATCCAAACAGTTGTTCTTGTGATAGTTGTTCTGGGGGTAGTGGTTACGGGCCTCAAGGCGCTCAGGGCGTACAAGGTACCCAAGGAACTAGAGGTACTCAAGGAATCCAAGGCACTCAAGGTACTCAGGGAATCACTGGAACTGGTGTACAAGGAACTACTGGTGCTCAAGGCACTGTAGGACCTGCGGGTCCTGTACAGACCCTTGCTTATGCTCACACTCAAGGTTCTGCCTCAGACACTTGGGTAATTACTCACAACTTAAATTTCATGCCTAACGTTACAGTGCAAGATTCTGCTGGTAACATTGTTGAGGGTGAAATTACGTACACTAATACGAACTCATTAACGGTCTCCTTTGCTTCTTCATTTTCAGGTAAAGCCTACTTATCTTAAGGAGATAACGAGATGGCACGTAAGTTTTTAACTCCAATTGATTTGGGTAAACTTGAACTTCAAAACGCCCGTATTCAAAACTTAGCAACAGTCAATAAGCCAACCAGTCCAGTTGAAGGTCAGATATACTACGACACTGACGATCACGTTGTAAAAACCTGGAATGGCACTGCGTGGATTAACGCAAGCCAAGGAACTCAAGGAACCACTGGTGCACAAGGTACGCAAGGTACTGCTGGTGCACAGGGACTTGACGGTGCTAACGGTACTCAAGGTACTGAGGGTACACAAGGAACTCAAGGAACAGATGGTGCTCAAGGCATCGAAGGAGCGCAGGGCACCGAAGGTACCCAAGGCACTGAAGGTACTCAGGGCGTACAAGGTGCAGAAGGCACGCAAGGTGTACAAGGTTCTGAAGGAACCCAGGGTACGCAGGGAGCAGAAGGAGCGCAAGGAACTCAAGGTACTGAGGGAGCGCAAGGTCTAGAAGGCTCTCAAGGAGCACAGGGTGCTGAAGGTTCATTCGGCGGTATTACTGTTCTTTATAACTTTGATGACAACACAGGAATGGCAGATCCTGGCGATAACAATGTTCGATTTAACAATGCAAACAACACTTTAGTTTCCCGCATCGCTATTGATGACAATCCTCTTGATGGAAACTATGACATCTCTAACTTCCTACAGACAATCGATGACTCTACTTCAACAATCAAGGGTCACGTAAAAGTTTCTAAGAAGTTTGAACCTGGTACTTTTGCATTGTACACAATTGCTGGTATTACAGACTCAGCACCAGACTGGTTTGACGTATCAGTTGCATATGTTTCTGGTAATGGATCATTTACTGATGGCGATGACATACTACTAACATTTGCTCGTACTGGTGATGTCGGTGCACAGGGTACTCAAGGTACTGAGGGCGCTCAAGGCGTTCAAGGCACTGTAGGTTCTCAAGGAACTCAGGGCACTGTTGGATCACAAGGAACGCAGGGAACTCAGGGCGTACAAGGTGTTGAAGGTGTACAGGGAGTTCAAGGAACTGTAGGTTCTCAAGGAACTGAAGGTGCTCAAGGAACTGAAGGAACTCAAGGTACAGAGGGAGCACAGGGAACTCAGGGCACAGAAGGTGCACAGGGTACAGAGGGAACTCAAGGCGTACAGGGAACTCAAGGAACTCAAGGCGTACAGGGCACCGAAGGTGCACAAGGCGTACAGGGTACAGAAGGAACTCAGGGTACTCAAGGAACTGAGGGAGCCCAGGGCACTCAAGGAACCGAAGGCGCCCAAGGTACAGAGGGCACTCAAGGTACTGTAGGTGCTGATGGTTCATTCGGTGGTGTTACATTTGAGTACAACTATGACTCAGTAACAACAATGGCAGACCCAGGCGATACATACATCCGCCTTAACGCTGCTCCATCCTCTGCAACACATCTTGCAATCGATGACATTAACTCTGCGTCAGTAGATATTCACCCATACCTACAGACAATTGATGATTCCACATCAACAATTAAAGGTCACGTAAAAATCTCTCTCAAGTCAAACAGTGCAACATTTGCTATGTACGCAATCAACTCAATGGTTGATAACGCTACCTACTTTGACATTGATATTACATACTTGTCTGGTTCTGGTTCATTCACAGACGAAGACGATGTTCTTCTAACATTTGCTCGCACTGGTGACGTTGGTGCTCAAGGTACTCAAGGAACCGAAGGCGCCCAAGGCGTACAGGGTACTGAGGGAGCCCAGGGTACACAAGGTACTCTTGGAGCCCAAGGAACCCAAGGAACTCAAGGAACTCAAGGCACTGAAGGAGCCCAAGGCGTACAAGGTACACAAGGCACTCAGGGAGTCCAAGGTACCGAAGGTATTCAGGGTACACAGGGAACCGAGGGTGCTCAAGGTACTCAAGGAACCGAAGGTACTCAGGGAACTCAGGGAACTGAAGGTACCCAAGGTACCGAAGGTGCTCAAGGTACTATAGGTTCTCAAGGTACAGAAGGCGCTCAAGGTACAGAAGGTGCACAGGGTACAGAAGGTACTCAAGGAACCGAAGGAACTCAAGGAACTCAAGGAACTCAAGGAACTGAAGGTGCTCAGGGTACTGAAGGTGCCCAAGGTACCGAAGGTACGCAAGGTGTACAAGGTACAGCAGGTCTTGATGGAGACAAGTACTCCACCACATCTGATTCTTCTTTGACACTTGGAACTTCAGGATCAACAACAATTGAAGTTAATGATCTAGAGGTTGATTACACCGCTGGTCAAGACATTATTATCGCTCACAACTTAACTGAGATTCAATACGGTCAAGTATCTGGTTACAACCCAGGAACTGGTGTACTTACATTCACACGTACTAGCGCCGTAGGCACTGGAACTCACGGTGGAACATCAAACTACTGGTCAGTAAACCTTGCTGGTGCTGTCGGTATTGCTGGTGCACAAGGTACTCAAGGAACTGAAGGATCACAGGGAACTCAAGGTGTACAAGGTCTTGACGGTCTTCAAGGAACCCAAGGTACCCAAGGTACAGAAGGTACGCAAGGTACAGAAGGTGCTCAAGGTATCTCTGGTACTTCTGATACCTACTCAGCAACCATTACTCCAGTAAGCCCATACTCAGCAACAACATTTAATATCACTCACAACTTTGGTACTAAAGATGTATTAGTGACAGTCCGTGATGCTTCTGATAATGAAGTAGTTACAGATGTTGTGATGGCAAACATTAACTACGTAACAATCGGTTTTGCAGTCGCACCTGCTTCAGGAGAGACATACCGAGTAGTAGTAAAGCAGTAATTCAATGAGTAAAAAAGCACTCGTCCCAGTTAACGTACTGGCCAAGGCCTCAGCGCCTACTGGCCAGTACGCTGGTGACGTTTACTTTAATACTGTTGAAAGTGCCCTATACACTTATACAGGGTCTGTATGGACTACCGTGTCAGGCGGCAACGTCGATGGTGGAACAGCAACTTCTAACTATGTAGGTATAACAACGCTCAACGGAGGAAGCGCCTGATGGCAACAAAAATTCAGTTACGCAGAGATACCTATAGCAATTGGTATGACGCTAATCCAATTATGAGTGAAGGCGAAATTGCCTACGATTTAACCAATAATAATTTTAGAATTGGTGATGGATTAACTGCATGGCGTGATCTAATTACCTTTATTGATGCTAGTGCTATATCTGGTGCAATTAGTGGTGCCGCTTTAACCTCTACAGATGATCTTCCTGAAGGTCTTCAAAATGTTTATTTCCAAAATGAACGTGTTGCAACTGCGCTTAATAGCGGCACACTAGACAACATCACATTCACTTATCAATCACTTGATGACACTATTGATGTATCAGTACCAACTGTTCAAGGAACTCAAGGTACACAGGGCGCAAGTATTCAAGGCGTACAAGGTACAACGGGAACACAAGGAACATTAGGTACACAAGGTGCTCAAGGCACTGCTGGTTTTGTTGGCTCTAATGGTGCTCAAGGTACACAAGGTACACAGGGCACTCAGGGAACCGAAGGAGCGCAAGGCGTTCAAGGTACACAAGGTACACAAGGAGTACAAGGTCAAGAAGGTGTAGGAACTCAAGGTACTGACGGTACTCAAGGTACACAGGGTGTCATGGGTACATCAGGCTCTTCATCATCTAACTTTAACTACACATTTAGCACAACTACCACAGATTCAGATCCAGGTACTGGAACTATTCGGTTTAACAATGCAACCCAGAAGTCATCAACTTTTTTATACGTAAGCCATATTAATGACTTAGGTGTAGACGTTGATGTTCTTTTAGCGCTTCTTAAACTAGATGACAATATTGTTGTTCAGAATAAGAGTGATTCAGATAAATACATTACTTTCAAAATAACTGGCTCTGTAACTATTGTGCCTAATAGTTACGTAAAGATCCCAGTAACAAGTACTGGCGATGGTGGAACAGGTAATGACTCCTTTGCTAACAACCAAGCAGTTGAATTTATTACCTTTACAACTGGTCTTCAAGGACCAATTGGTGCACAGGGCGCAGTTGGTCCACAAGGAACTCAAGGTGTGCAAGGCACAGAGGGCACACAGGGTGTACAAGGAACTCAAGGTACGCAAGGAGTTCAAGGTACACTTGGAACCCAAGGTGTACAAGGAACCGAAGGTGCTCAGGGAACTGCTGGTTTTGTTGGTTCTAATGGAGCGCAAGGAACTCAGGGAACTCAAGGCACTGATGGAGCCCAGGGAGTTCAAGGCACTCAGGGAACTCAAGGAGTTCAAGGAACTACAGGTACTCAAGGTATTGGTGGTACAAACGGTACTCAGGGAACTCAGGGAACTGAAGGACAAGTTGCCGCAGACCCAACAACTACCGTGCTTCTCTTTGGTGGAATGTAACTAAAGCAGTTCTGTACTACCTCTATGTATTTGGCTGTGTCGGGCTGCTGCCTGTAAGAACTTAATAGGACGATATTTACCTGGCTTTAGTGTGTATGTAAAGAATGTCTTTTGATTCTCTTCTTTCTTCATTCTAAAGTTAAATATGTACCAATCAATTGGGCAGTTAATTCCCTTTGATTCAATGTCTTTGATGGCTTTTTCTGCGCCACTCCTACTGACCATGTATCCAGCGCAGGACCACTGCTGATATGAGACACAGACATTTTCTGCGCCAATAGTGTGCTGATCTTCGTTGTAAGCAAAGAGCGAATCATCAGGAACAAAGAATGAAAAGAAATCCCAATCTAGTGGTAGTTCACCCATGTACGTTTCAATTAACAACTTAAAGTTTTTACTAACCAGGATGTCATCTTCAAACAAGATCATGGTGTCGTAGGTTGACTCTAGGAACTTCTTGTAGGCTAAGTAGTTACTTGCCCATACACCAACTACTCCAGCAGATGATGGCCACGTCTCACCTGGTTTGCAGTAATCATGAACGGTGTTGACAGTAAAGCCAGGTGTCTGATTTACAAATGCCTCAGCCTTATCTGCTGTGTTTAGGTACATGGTTGGAGAGCCAAGACGAGGCAAGAAAGAGAGCGCCTCTACAATTCCGTCATACGATTGATTACGAAGGTTATTTCCAGTATCGGTATGAAAGACCTCGTAGCAGGCATTATCTAGCACTTCTTAATCCACATCTGATAACCAGATTCAATGATTGTGTATTGATCTTTACATACAGATAGGAAGCCGTCAACGCCTCTCTTAGGCTCTAGGAATAGATTGCCGTTGTAGTTCCATAGGTAGTCATCAAATGCCATGACGCCATTCTTCTCAAGAAGTTTAAAGGCGTTTAATCCATCGAGTGCCGTCTGTAGAGCGGTGTGATCGCCATCGATATAGATGAAGTTATAGGTACGAGTTGCAGTATTAAAGAAGGCGTCACTGGTCATTTTGTTCTTTGTAATACGTGGATCTTTAAATCGTGAGTCGTAATAATCTTCTACAGAAGTAAAGTCAATTGAATCATGGGCTGATTCTTCACTGCCTTCCCACGTATCCACATCATCAAGATACTCAATCTCACAATTATCTATAAGCCACTCAGTGGCATCGCCTGTGTATGTTCCAATTTGTAGAGCACGAAGTGGCTCATTAGGAACATGACGGAAGTACTTCTCTACATCTTTAAACCAATTAGGAAACATATTAGAACAACTTAAGGTTATTGAGACACCCATTTACATACTCTGGCGTCATCTGGTGATCATCGAGTAGATGCTGGAATAAAACTTTACTCTCTTCTTTGCGCCCTAACCACCATCCTGCTACGGCTTTCTCAAACATCAAGCAGTAGGAGCCGTTGTAGTCGACGTGTGCTGGAAGTGGATTATTAAAAGTTGCTGTCGCATAGAGCAGCCCCATCTCTGCATAGGTGTAGCACTGCTGATACTCCTTGTTGCGTTCGTGGATCCGAGACAAGAGGAAGTACGCCTCTGGACGATTAGGAAGAAACGCAACAGCCTGCATGAGGTTGTGATACACGGTGCGATCTCTACCGCCTTGACGTGACCAGCACCATGACATCTTTAGTAATGATGTATAGGCAATAAGAGGATGTGTCTTGTAGCCGTACTCAGCGGCACGAAGGTAGAAGCCTGCGGCTGATGCGTACTGCTGTTGACGGTCGTACTCCTCTGCTAATGCGAAGTTTGTCTCAATGTCATACGGATCAGCAGCCAGTGCAATTGTTAACTCTTTAATTGCCATACGCCATCGCCTCCGTGATCATTGCATTTACAACATCTTGTGGCACCTCTAGTACGAAGGCCGCATTATCTTGCACACCAAAACTTAGCAGTAGTTTTTCATCACGAATAGCAGCGCCAACACAGAACTCAATAGGTGTATCAAGAAATGCAAATGACTTACTAAGTCCAACAAAGTTAAAGTCTTTATCCCACACGATCATTCGGTGACGATAGATAGAGTCTTTTTGATTGAGATAGTTTCTCCAGAGTTTAACTTCGTGAGTAAAGGCGATGTAATAATTGCCCCATGAAACGATGTTAGTACCACCACGTTGATCAATAGGTACAGCAGGAGTATTTCTTGTCAGTACCTGCTCACACTCAGGAGTATCAGGATTAGCCTTAACAACTTCAGTAGGCATTGCCCACTTCACAAAGTGATAAGGCATATCAAGGATAGGCATCCAGTTCTTCTCGCAGTACGAGTTAACATCAATAGGAGGCGGTATACGAACTCGCTGAACCTCTTTAGCAATCCAGTTAGTTTTATCTAATTCAATCTTGGAGTACTCCATACGACCCTGACCATTAGGTGTGGTATCTCGACGAACACCGATGAGGTAGTAGTTGCCATCCCATTGAGTAATACGACAATCTTCTTCACCAACAAACTCCCAGATAGGTGGGACGTTTAATTGTGAGTAGTCAACCTCCGTGTAGTTAATGATGTTGAGATCCTGATCAAGACGACAGAGGTAGTTGGTAGTAACTAGTCGTTGGTCTTTTTCAGGATGCAGGTAGGACAGAGGTCCCCATGGGCTGAAGAATCGTTGGTCTCTCTCGGCATGGTAGAGCGTGTAATTAACGTGGCGAATGTTAACAAGAATGTCGCCATCATCGTCGATAAAAATTGACGGATTCATTAGACCCATACCAGAGGTGATGCTGTGCGGTAAAATAAGGGGCGCTAATTTGCCGCCCTGAGAAACCGATTTATGCACCAAATTCATACGGTTACTTTAGCCCACATAGCGTTTATGTACCAGTTAACCTATGCTTATCCCTTCGAAGGAGTCACATGGCAACCACTTATAAAGTCTTGGGCCAATCAAATCCAAGCGCAACAACAGAAACCTCACTCTATTCACCATCAGGTGTTGCTGCAGTGGTTTCAACTCTCACTATTTGCAATCAGGCATCATCTGCTGCAACTTACCGTATTGCGGTTCGTCCATCAGCAGATGGATCAACAGCCGCAAAGCACTGGATTGTATATGGAGCCACAGTAGCGGCCTCTGACACCACTGCTCTTACGCTAGGTATCACACTAGCCGCTGGTGATTCAATCCGTGTCTATGCATCAAGTGCAACACTTTCATTCTCAGCATTCGGGAGCGAAATCTCCTAATGAGTATCTCAACAGCAAATCCACAGGTAGCAACACTTACTCGTTATCGTTTTGTTGCTGTTGGTTCTGAGACATCAATCTCTGGCATTGACGCCAACGGCGCCGTACTTGCTTATGTAGCAGGTAAAGAACAAGTATACATCAACGGTGTCCTTATGGTTCGTGGTCAAGATTACACAGCCACTAACGGAACAAGTATCACAGGACTATCTGCCTTGGCAGTAAATGACGTTGTAGAGGTTCTTACCTTCTCTGAGTTTGTTATTGCTAATGCTGTAGATCAGACCCTAGTAAACTCTAAGGGTGATTTAATTGTTGCTACTGCAGATAACACAGTAACAAATGTGGCTGTTGGTTCCAATAATACTTTCCTAGTTGCTGACTCTGCTGAAGCATCTGGCGTCAAATGGTCCAACGTTTTAGTTGCTCCTGAAGAACGTACTACCGTATCTGCAACCGCTGCTACTGGAACAGTGCAATTTGATGCTCTTACTCAGGGCGTTCTTTATTACACAACAGACGCATCAGGTAACTGGACTTTAAATGTCCGTGGAAATAGCGGTACAACTCTTAACTCGATTCTAGCAGTTAACGATTCAATTACTGTATCATTTTTGGTAACTAATGGTTCCACTGCTCGTGTTCACTCTGCGTTAACTATTGATGGAAACGCTCAGACAGTTAAATGGTCTGGCGGTACAGCACCTGCTGCAGGTAACGCATCATCTATTGATGCCTACTCATTCACAATTATTAAGACAGCGTCAGCAACCTTCACCGTTCTTGGTGCTGGTCCAGTAAAGTACGCATAAAGGCGGCCCAATAAATGTCACCATTATTTTCTCCAGTATCAGCAGGTGGAGTTCCTAAAGCAACAGTAACTTCTACTACTGGTTCTCCTACAGTTGATACATCATCTCGTGCTGGTAAGACTATTTATAAATTTACTGGCTCTGGCTCTATTACTGTTGGTACTGCTGGTACAGCAGAGATTTTAGTTGTAGGAGGAGGCGGTGCGGGCGGTTCTAGTTTTGGTACAAACGGAAGTTATACTCAAGGTGGCGGTGGTGCTGGAGGACTTGTATACAGCACATCTGTTTACTTTTCTGCAGGAAGTCAGACTGTAACAGTTGGTGCTGGTGGAGTTGGTGGAGCAAACACTACTACAAGAAATTCTACAAATGGTGGAACATCAAACGTTGGACCGTACTACGCAGTTGGTGGAGGTTGTGGTGGTGGTTCCGATAACAACAGCGGTTCTGGATACCAGATAACTGCAGATGGAAAATCTGGCGGTTCAGGTGGAGGAGCATCAATTTTTGGAAACTCAGGAGGCGGTGTTACTGGACAAGGTAATGCTGGTGGTAATTCAACTAACGCTGCACAGTATGCTGGCGGTGGCGGTGGCGGTTCGAGTGCTGCTGGTGGAAATGCTTCTAGCGGTACTGCTGGCGCTGGCGGTGCTGGTACATCCATTTCTATAACTGGTTCAGCCGTAACATATGCTGGTGGTGGAGGAACAGAAGGAAGCCAAGCAAATAGTGCTGGTGGTGCAGGGGGCGGAGGTGCTGCAACTGTTGCTGGCACTGCAAACCTTGGCGGTGGCGGGGGTAACAAAGCAAGTGGCGGTTCAGGTTACGTAGTGGTGGTGATTGGATAATGGCACATTTTGCAAAAGTTGAAAATAATATTGTACGTGATGTAATAGTTGTATCTAATTGTGCTATTGGAAATTGTATTGGACCAGAGCATTGGGACTATCAAGAGGAATACCACAAAGATCATGGCAATTTAGAATTTCCAGATACAGAACCACTTGGTCAACAAGTTTTGGCTGACTCTGGTTTTGAAGGAACGTGGTTGCAGACTTCCTATAACGGAACTTTTCGTGGAAAATTTGCGTCCGTGGGAATGATTTATGACGCCCAAAAAGATGAGTTTATTTATCCAGTATCAACAGAAGAGGTAACTGAATAATGACAAAAGCAAGAAACCTGGCAGATAACGCCCTGACCACAGTAAGTCCAACGGAGTTGGGCTACCTCGATGGTGTGACCTCTCCTGTTCAGACCCAGATCGATGCAAAGCCAACACTTCCATCGCAATCAGGTAACTCTGGTAAGTTTTTAACTACCGATGGAACTTCCACTCTTTCATGGGGAAGTGCTGGTGCAAATTTTCAAGCATTTACTTCTAGTGGAACATTTACTGTACCTGCTGGAAAAAGATGGTTTACCGTGTATTGCCTTTCAGGTGGCGGCGGTGGTGGTGGAGGCGCTGGAGCACAACAAGGTGGTACTGGCGGCGGCGGTGGCGGCGGTTCTGGTGCTGGTTATGTAGTTTTAAATAATTTAGATTTAAACGGCGTTTCAACAGTAACAGTTACTGTTGGCGGTGGCGGTGCTGGCGGTGCTGCAAAAACTAGTAGTGGAAATAATGGCACTGTTGGTACTGTATCTTCTTTTGGTACTTATACTACTACTACAAATGTTGCTGGCGTTGCTGGTGGCGGTGGCGGGGATTCTGGTGCTGGTGGTGGTTCTGCTGGCTCAGGAGGTCTTGTTTATATTGATGCTAATTACAATTCAGCACTTGGTAGTGATGGCGCTGGCGGCGGTAATGGCGGAGGTGGCGGTGCTGCAACTGGGCTTGGATTTATAACTTTTCCAGGATATGCAGCAGGTGCTGTAGGAAATGCAGGTGGCACTGTTGGTGGTGCTGGTGGTGCTGCTGGTGCAGCAGGATTTAGAGGAGGCGGTGGCGGCGGTGGCGGTCAAAACGCAAGCGTAAGCACACAAACTGGCGGTGCTGCTGGTCGTGGTGGCGGCGGAGGCGGCAGTGCTGGTGTAGGTTCTGGGGGTAATGGTGGAGCCGCAGGAGCAAATACTGGCGCAGGCGGTGGCGGTGGTGGAACATCCAAGAACGCTGGCGTTGTTGGTGGTGCTGGTGGCAATGGTGGTTCTGGCGTAGTCGTAGTGTTTTGGGTATAAGGAGATATGGATATGGCTCATTTTGCAGAAGTAGATTCTAATAACATTGTTTTACGTGTGCTCGTTGTAGATAATGAACAAGAACATCGTGGTCAAGATTTCCTTGCCGATGACTTAGGTCTTGGTGGTACTTGGATTCAGACATCCTACAACGCTAATTTTGGTGGCAAGTTTGCTGGCATTGGTGATATCTGGGATGGCGAAAAGTTTGTCTCTCCAGTTGTTGAAGAAGCGCCTGCTGAAGAAACACCTGCTGAATAATTTTTTGCGCCCAAATATTTAAAGGAGATAATCACTAATGCCAGATAAGAAGACACGTGGCGTTAGTAACCTTGCCAATAAGATCCCTGACGTCCCAGATGCATCTGTTGTATCTGCATCTGACGTGGGCACTAGCCGTGCCTACAATAACGGCGCAGCCACAGTAACTATCTCCAATCCTACAGGTGGCCTTCCCTCTTCTTACTCCATTACGACCACGCCAACAACCGTTACAACAACGGCTACATCTAGCCCAATAACGCTAACAGGCCTATCAAGTGCTACCTCTTATACAGTAACTGTCACTCCATCTAACGTGAGTGCTACAGGATCTGCTACTACCTCTTCATCTTTTACAGCAACTACAGTTCCACAGGCTCCAACTATTGGTACAGCATCTGTTGCTACTGGTCAATCTTTTACAGGTTCTGCTAATACTTCTGTGACATTTACAGGGGGCGCAACTGGTGGATCTACCATTACTGGATACACAGTCACATCTTCTTCGGGCAATACTGGTACAGGATCATCTAGCCCTATTACTGTTTCTGAAACAACAGGTGCAGGAACTTCTCGTACATACACAGTCACCGCAACTAACGCCAATGGAGTATCTACTGCGTCTGCTGCAAGTAACGCTGTTACTCCTGCATCAGTTCCACAGGCGCCAACAATTGGTACAGCGACAGTCAGCGGAACAACTGCAACAGTTCCATTTACTGCTAATGCAACTGGTGGTTCTGCAGTAACTACATTTACTGCAACATCTAACACGGGCGGATTTACTGGCACATCAGCGTCATCTCCTATTACTGTTTCAGGATTGACCGCTGGATCTTCGTATACATTTACAGTAACTGCTACAAATGCACAAGGAACATCTGTAGCATCTAGCGCATCTAACTCTATTACTGCATCTTACGTATCAGTTGCTGGTTACATGTCTTCAGGAACCACAAGTACGGGTCTAGGTGCAAGCAATAACAACGTCGCTATTTTTAGACTTCAATTCTCAAATGATGCGGTATCAACAATTTCAGCAACTATTTCTAGGTCTAGCATTCGTGGTGCATACACTAACTCTGGAGTAGCAGGATACTTTCTTGGCGATGAGGGTGGAACTATCACAAACATTAACAAATTAACGTTTTCTGGAGAAACTAGATCTATTATATCTGCAGGACTTACAAATTCAGGCAACCCAGCATCATTTAGTAACTCTGGTACTGCTGGCTACAATATGAGCGTCAGCAGCACCTTAGATAAACTTACGTACTCAAACGATACTATGAGTACCACTAGCGTAAACTCAACTTATCCTAGCGGAGGATTTGGAGGTACATTTAGCAACTCAGGTACAGCGGGGTATGGTGGAAACTCTGGTGGCGCTGCCGTTCAGATTTATAAATTGCTTTTTTCAAATGATACCGTGTCATATACTTCATCAAACATGTACGCTGCGGTTTCGTCTTCTACAGGACTTGCTAACTCTGGTACTGCTGGATATTTTGCTGGTGGTACGGCGTCGTCAGTATCAATAAGTGTAGTTCAAAAGGTAACCTTCTCTACTGACACACGTACAAATTTAGGATCAGTTCTAAGTTCTACTAGATTTGTTGCTGCTGGTCTACAGAATAAAGGAGTTGCAGGATACATAGGTTCAGGAGGCTCCACTACTGGCGGTTATAATTACGCTGTAAGAACAGACTACAATAAACTTGCTTATTCAAATGAGACTACATCCGCATTTGGATCTCTTACATTAGTTCGTGGTGTAGGTACAAGTAATGAAGGATCAATCTAAGGAGCACTAATATGGAACTAGTATCACTACCAGATGTAGAAGAACGCTATACGCCAGATGTACTTCTGGCTATGGCAGAAGTGCAACAGGCTCGTTCTAATTTTCAACTAGAGAAGTTTGTAGTTAATCAGCATGATACAGATGAGATGCGCTATCAGCAGACAGTCATTGAACTACAGCAACTCTATTACACTATTAAGACCGTAAGCCTTGAGATGAAGAAGACAGAGATTGAGATTAATCGCCTTCGTGAGACAGGCGATGAGATTGATGAACTAGATGCACAGATTAAAGAACTAGGGCTAGAGCAGACTCGCCTGGTTGGTATTGGTGCATTCCGTGAATTAGATCAACTACTTAAAATTTATAACTCATTTGAGAAGAAGTACACTCGTGAAGAGATTGAAGCAGCACAGCCAGACTACTGGAATAAACGCTTGAGTCGTCAGGCTACACTTGAGGCTATTGGTGGCACACAAGCACAGGCTGCTCACTTGGATTCACTTCGTCAAATTGGCGCACTTGAGATGGCGCCAGAAGGCGGTATCCGTGCAGTCAGCCAAGAAATGCAACAGATCACAGGACAGACTCAGAAGGAGTTAGCATGAAGTACTACACATGGAAATTAAAGTGGGAAGTAAATCCAGCAACAGGTTCTGCTGAAGGAACTGATCCAACAAACACAGTCAACAACGATGACGTTCGTGTTGAGCCACAGTTTTACGTTCCAACAGGTAATCGTCTTACAGAGGTTTACTACGCTATTTGTAGCAAAGGCTCACTCACACCGTCAGCATTAACAGACTGGGACGTTAAAGAGATCACATCTGCAAAGATGCTAGAAGCAGCACAGTCACTAGATGCTGATGTGACTATGGTCGATGGATTTCTTGTTTGGCCTCTACTGGAGAATCAGGCTTAAGAACTCCCCAGTAGGCGTTGTAGTAGTGCTCGTCTACCGCAAATCTCTTCATGTGTTGAGCAATGATTCCTGTATGAACAAGTATTGGAATCTTTGCCTCACGTAATTTGGCGCAAAAACTTCCGTCTTCACTCATAAAGATTCCACCTGGCTTCATTGACTCATCAAAGTACAGACCACCAAAGAGTGGATCTAACTTCTCAAATATAGAGCGATGCATCAAGACTAATCCCATACCAATGTATCCAACCTCAATGAGTTGATTCTCTGGTAGTGGATGAACTGGTGTGCTAATTCCATCTGCATCTACATTAAATATAGTCGGTACTGGAGTAGGAACAGATGTTCCTTCTGGGCGCCAAAACGTAAAGTAAACGCCACTAAGAACTGGGGCAATTTCTTTATCAGCAACAGCCCACAGATCATTAAGGATCTGAGGAGTGATAACGACATCAGAATCAATCCATAGCATCCAATCAACTGTTGATTCTTTCCACGCCTCCATGATTCCTTGACGCTGTTTAGCAATCTGGATTCCTTGGGCTCTAGCAAAGCCAGCAAATTGAACGCCCCCATTAGATTGGGATTTAATAATCGTATTAACTAAGCCCTCAACAAAATAACCATCAGTCATGCCATTATCGCACCAGGCTACATAGAGTTTCTCGTCCTTATCATGAGTCATGGCGGTACACTAGCACATATCCTTTGTGGGGTTTTTCCAGCATATGTAGGAGAGAATAAAGCCTATGAGTATTCGTAACGCTAATGAAGAGTCCGTAGATGGCACAACTGGAAAGATTCCAGATGTTCCTGGTGCTCCAGCCACAGTCTCCGCTGCAGATGTAGGTACATCTCGTGCATTTGGAAATGGCGCCGCTACAGTTACGATCTCTCCTAATACAACGTACTGGGGAGAAACAACAACAGGCTACACAGTCACATCTACTCCAGGAGGATTTAGCGCCTCTGGAACTTCTCCAGTAACAGTTACAGGTCTATCAGGAAATACTAGTTACACATTTACAGCAGTATCAACAAATGCAACAGGTACAGGTAGTGCATCTACTACATCCAGTGCAATAACTGCCACCACTGTTCCAGATGTCCCTGTCATGGGAACTCCAACTAATCAAGGAACATCTCGTGCTTATAACAACGGTCAGGCATCCGTTGCATTTACAGCAGGCAATAACGGTGGAAAGAGTGTCAGCAGTTTTACAGTGACATCATCTCCTGGAAGTTTTACAGCCTCTGGTGCAACATCTCCATTAGTAGTTACTGGATTGCAATCTGCAACTGCCTACACATTTACTGCAACAGCAACAAACGCCAATGGAACATCTAATACTTCCAGTGCATCTACTTCAATGACAGCAACTACAGTCCCACAGGCTCCAACTATTGGTACAGCCACAGGAACTAACTCAACAACCGTGTCACTAACATTTACTGCAGGAGCAACAGGCGGCTCAAGTATTACTGGTTATACTGCTGTATCTAGTCCTTCTGTTTCTCTATCTACTTCTGGAACCACAAGTCCTGTAACTATTACGGGAACATTTGCTGGTGATACTGCTTATACATTTACGTTAGCGGCAGTAAATGCTAATGGAACATCTACATCATCTTCTGCAAGTAACTCAATAACTCCTTATGCAATACCTAAAAATCTATACTTTGGACATGGAGAATCAGATAGTTTCCTTGACAAAGTTTCGGTTCCTACAGACTCTGTCTCTGCTTTATCTGCAACAATGCTAAGCCCAACTCAACGTGGTACAAGTTTTGCAAACTCCCCAACTGCAGGGTATTATGGTGCGGGACTTAACGTAACAAGTAATATTCAAAAGTTAACTTTTTCTAGTGATGCCATTTCTTTGCTTTCTACAAAACTAAGTCTTGCTAATGGGTTTGGTCCTTTTGGATTTGCAAATTCAGGCACTGCTGGCTACTTTGCTGGTGGCTCAAATAACGGAGCAAGTTATTATACTCGTTTAGATAAACTTACATTTTCTAACGAAACAAACGCAAGTCTTGGAAACGTACTATCTCCTGCTCGTGATAACTCTGCAGGAAATGGTGCGGCATCTAATAATGGTGTAGCAGGGTATTGGGCTGGTGGATTTGGACCAACAACCCTAGCAACAGCACAAGAAAAATTAAATTACTCAAATGATTCACGTTCTGCAATAACAGCAGTTACCTATGGAGGTGGAATTACGGGCTTAGCAAATAGTGGTACTGCAGGATACTACGCTGGAGGCCGTGTATCCTCTGCCTCATCATCGTACATACAAAAAATAACTTTCTCTAATGACACTCCTTCTGTATTATCAAACAGATTAGCAACAGCAAGAAATGCTGCTGGTTCTGCAGCATCTCATAATGGTGTTGCTGGATACTTTGCAAATGGAAATAACACTGCTGATAATGGTCAATCTAGTGTAGATAAAATGTCTTTTTCTAACGAAACATCTGCTTTAATGTCTTCTAATTTAACATACTCTGGACGTTATGGCGCATTAGGATTTGCTAACTCAGGAACACTCTAGTGCGTGGTAACCAAGTACAGGGCCGATTCAAGGTCGAGTTTGAACATAAGTCAATTGATGAAGGCATCATTGACGAACTCCGTGATCCTGTAGGAACCACCGTAGCCTGGTGGACCTGGGATCCTGATGCTCTAGCCGCTGATTACGATAACTGGGTAGATCCTATCTACGACGTATCTAATCAAGAAGATGGCAAAGGCCGCAGATGGAATGATCCATTTGAGATGCCTGTAGTCATGGCTCAGCAACTCCGTGGTACCAACGTCATGAATGAACGTGGTTACTACGTCACAGATACCCTGCGTCTAGTCATGGCTGTGACAGATGTTCAACGATTAATTCCTGGAATGCTGACTGATCCAAATGCTCATATCAAGGATAGAATTGTTTTCCAAGATGGAGTATTCGTTCCTACTCGTGTTCTCCCTCGTGGTCGTTACAAGAATAATTACGCCGTAATTACTGTTGATTGCAACATGGTTAATGCTGAAGAACTTGTTAATGATCCACAGTTTACTGACACGTACTCTCCGCTTACTGTTACAGATGGATTTGGTGAGGGAGAATTTGGTAGTGAAACGTATGGCGATTAAGAGAGGTATGTTCTAATGACATTTTCCAAACCAGTTAAGGGCGATAAAAATTGGGACGTGACTCTCAATGCTGCTCTTGATGACCTCAATGATCGTGTACAAGGAATTGAAGACGATGTAACACTGCAGGGCGTGCAAGGTACAACAGGAGTTCAAGGACGCCAAGGAGCGCAAGGTACTCGTGGTCCAGTTGGTTCACAAGGAACATCTGGAACAAATGGATCCAGTGGAACACAGGGTGTTCAAGGAGTTCAAGGACGAGAAGGCGATCAAGGTCTTCAAGGTACACAAGGTGCTAAAGGAAATACTGGTGCAGGTGTTCAAGGTGCTACTGGTACTCAAGGCAGTACTGGCACACAGGGTGCCCAAGGAACTGTAGGTGCACAAGGCACCACTGGCTCTCAAGGTACGACTGGCGCACAAGGTGCAATAGGAACACAAGGCTCTCTTGGAACTCAAGGTACGCAAGGCTCTGTAGGAGCACAAGGAGCAATTGGAGCACAAGGTGTACAAGGGTCTCTTGGTACACAAGGAGCCACTGGTGCAGGAACACAGGGTACAACTGGTTCTCAAGGTGTACAGGGTTCAGAAGGCACACAAGGAACTGACGGTGTGCAGGGTTCAACAGGTGAAGGTACGCAAGGAACCGAAGGATCTCAAGGCACTGATGGATCGCAGGGTGCAAATGGCTCTCAAGGAACACAAGGTCTTCAAGGAGAAACTGGTTCAGGTACTCAAGGCACACAAGGCACACAAGGAACACAGGGTGTGCAAGGTGTACAGGGAATTCAAGGTACGCAAGGTACGCAAGGTATTCAAGGAGTTCAAGGTGCTGAGGCTTCAATATCTGACAGTGGCTGGGTTTCCGTCACATCATTTACTAATAGTTTTGTAGGAAACAATGTTGCCTACCGTAAATTAAACGGCGTAGTTTTCCTACGTGGAAACGTAAGTGGAGGAACAGGTGAGACTGCAGCATTTACTCTACCTACAGGGTACAGACCAGCGGTGGAGCATGTAGTGCTAGTTCAAAAATATGGAACATCTGATGCTTCATATCTAACAGTCACCACTAGCGGAAACGTTGTTCCACATGATGCTTCAGCCTGGTTATCTGAAGTGATCTTTTTAGGGTAATAAACGCTTAAATAAACAAGGAGACATGATGGAAGAATTTGAAGAAGAACTAGACCCTTCGCTCTTCGAAGATGAAGCGGTAGAATTAGAAGACTACGATGATCATGCGTGGGACGAAGATGAACTAGAAGAAGAGGAAAAGTAATGGCTGCTAAAAAGTCTGTAACTAAGGGCAAGGTCGAAAAGGTAATGAAGGAATACTCACAAGGTAAACTTCACAGCGGATCTAAAAAGGGACCAGTAGTTACTA